ATTATTCATTAATTACTTTTCCAGATAGTTTAGATAAAAATAATTATATAAACAAAAGTCAAAACGAAAAATATTTAAATACAGAAATAATATATGATGAAGATGAAGAGAATTTAAAAATTAAATTAAAAGATTTAATGTTTTTTTATGACTTACCAAATGCAATGCACAGGAATCCATATTTGGCTGAAAGTAGATTGACAGGATTAAAACAAACTTTAATAAATACACAAGATAGTTTAATTGCTAAAAACATTATACTTAAATCTAACGGTAAGGAAATGATTAGCGGTGTAAAAGAAGGGTTTCCTTTAAACAAAGAAGAGAAAGACCAAATAGAAAGAAATTATCAGGATAATTATGGTTTAGGTTTTAATAGAAAAAGAGGACTTGTATTAAGTGCAAGTGTAACTCATAAATCTTTACACATTGCATTACGTGATTTAGGATTAGATGAATCTGTAAAAACTGATGGCAATATAATATATACAGCTTTACATATACCAAAAGATATTATAAGTTTAGAAGCTAAAAAAACTACTTATAATAACTTTAAAGAATCAATGGTTTCTTATTTGCAAAATGAAATGCAATCAAGTTTAGATTCTTTTTGTGCAGTATTCAATAAGGTATTAACAGATGAAGGACTTGAATTACAAGGAGATTATGAACATTTACCTATTATGCAATTTATATTAATTGAAAGATATAAAGGTGTATGGGAAAGAGGTAATGCGTTAAATATGCTAAGAGTATCAGGACTTCCAGATGATGTTGCATTAGAAATGGTTGGTATGGATAAAAACATTAATTTAGCACCATTACAATCAACATCAAATCCAACTGAAGAAAATATAGAAGAAGAAAATTTAACTGATGATCAGGAAGAAAAAATAAGACAAGTAATAAATCAAGAGATATGAGTTTAGAAATAGTAAAAAATAATTTAAGAAGAACAATAGAAGGTAATAATTCAGACCCAATTGTAATTGCTCAATTAAAAAGAAAATTATTATCACTTGAAAAAAAAACAATAAATAAGTAATTATGTATAATGTAATAGGTAAGTCATTCGAAACAGAAAAAGAATATTTTGATTTTATTGTTAATAATGAAAAATTAATTATTGATACTAAAAAATCTGAAATGAAAATGGCAGATGGTTTTGGTTTTTCAACTACTTTGCTTAAAAAACATTTTAGTTCGAAAGAACATAATGTAAATTCTGATGCAAAAGAAATATTAGTTAAAATTGCAATTAACTCAACAAATATTTTAGATTCTCACGATGATGTACATATTCCTGGACTATGGGATAAGTCATTAAAAGAAAAAGGTGGTAATATGCTACACTTACAAGAACATATAAGAAAATTTGACCACGTAATATCCAAGGGTAAAGATTTAAATGCTTATGCTGAAACAGTAAGTTGGAAGTCTTTAGGTTTTGATATGGAAGGAAATACAGAGATTTTAACTTTTGATAGTTTAGTTAAAGAATCTCAAAACAAACAAATGTTTGATGAATATATGAAAGGTTCTATTACTGAACATTCTGTTGGAATGCAATATGTAAAATTATTTGTTTGTATTAATCACGATGATTATCCAGAACAAAAACAAAACTATGAAAAATACGCACCAATGGTTGCAAATAGAGAAGAATTGGAAAGAACTAAAATGTTCTACGCAATTACAGAAGCAAAAGCAATTGAAGGTTCAGCAGTATTAATGGGAAGTAATTCATTTACTCCTACAATATCATCAACTACTAAAGAAACAGTAGTAGAAATTAATGAAGAAAAATCAGCTATTGAAAAATGGCTAAAAAGTTAATAGAGCCGAGTAATCACTCTATTTATAAATGAGAGCCGAGTAATCACTCTTGTAATTAAATAAATAAATTAATAATCTTTTAAAATTAAAAAATGACACCAGAAGAAATGCAAAACGCATTGGACGTAAAGTTCAAAGGATTTCAAACAGACTTGCAAGAAGCACAAAAAGATGCAAACACAAGTAGAGAAGAAATTTTAAAATTAACTGCACAAATTGAAAAAAGTGGAAACGCTTTAGAAGAATTTATTAGCAGTCAAGAAAAATTAGAATTAAAAGGCTACAAACAACAACTTAAAGATTTCTTTATTGAAAAATCAAGTGAAATTAAGTCTATGTTTGATAGTGGAAGTGGTTCAATTGAATTTACTCCTAAAGCAGTAGCAGATATTACAACTGGAAACGGAACAGACCCAGTAGCATTTCCTGCAACAGCACACAACGATTTAGGAAACTTTAATTTGAGAAATGATGACTTATTAGTTAGCATGGCATCTGTAAGTTCTTCATCAAGTCCAGTTTATTCTTATTCAGAATTAGCACCTAAAGATGGGGATTATACTTTTGTAGCTGAAGGAGCAGCAAAGCCACAAATTGATTTCAATTGGGTAAATCGTTTTGCTCAACCATTTAAAATTGCAGCACACGAAATATTAACAGAAGAAGCAGTAACTGATGTTGCACGTTTAGAATCTGTTGCTACAGAATACTTAAATAAAAAGCATGGTTTATTTAAAGCAAATAAATTATACTTTGGTACAGGAGCAGCAGGAGAGCCAGAAGGTTCAACTGTTGTTGGTAGAGCTTTTACTGCGGGAAGTATGGCTTTAGCTGTAGTTGCACCTAACTTTATGGATGTAGTTAATGCTTGTATTACTGATATTTATACAACTCACAACTATACTGACGAAAGTGCTTACGAAGCTAATGTTGTTCTTATTAACCCAGTTGATTTTTACTTACAGTTAGTATCTGCAAAAGGAACTGATGGTTACCCATTATATCCACAAGCAGGATTATTTAATCAGGTTTCAATTGGAGGAGTAACAATTAAGCCTTGGGAAAAAATACCAGCAGGAAAAATATTTGTAGCTGATATGAAAATGATGAATGTAATTAATTACGTTCCTTACACTATTAGAATGGGTTGGATAAATGACCAATTTATTACAAATATGTTTACAATGGTTGGGGAGTCTAGATACTACCAATTTGTTAAGCAACTAGATAGACAAGCATTTATCTATGACGATATTGCTACAATTAAAACTGCAATTACTGCTGTATAATGAGTAAAAATGGACTAATTAAAGGTAGATATGCTGTAGACCATGGAAATCATAAAAAGGGTGACCAAGCTACATTTGCAAAATCTACTTACGATGCTTTAATAAAGCATGGAATTCTGACAAAAGAAAAGACAAAAAAAGCTGAATAATGATTATAAATACAACATACTTTAAAGGGGATATTTATTTGCCACACGCAAAGCCTGGAATATCAGATTCAATAACTGATGTGGAAAGTAAAGTGGTTGACTTTATAAACGAATATGAGCAAGATTGTCTTGAAAAGTGTTTAGGGATTAGATTAGCCACAGAGTTTTTCAATAAATTAGATTCATCAACCCCAACTTTTATTAAGGTTGGGGAAGATGTTAAATGGGATAGACTATTGAACGGTCATACTTATACTAAATCAAATGGCGATGTTGTTGTTTGGAAAGGTATAAGAAGAGGTACTGTTTCATTAGGAGAACCAGTAATAAATTGTAAGCACGATAAAAGCTTTTTAGCTGATTATGTCTATTTTTATTATGAAAGTAATTCTTTTATAACAAGAGGAGATGCAGGAAGTGGAAAGAATAAATCTGCTAACTCTGAAACTGTAATGCCAAATTTTAAAGTAACTAAAGCTTGGAGAAGCTTTTTTAATACTGTTCAAGGGGACAATACAAAAAATACAATTGTTTTTAGAGATGGTATTTTAGGCGGATACGGTGTAGATTACTTTTATGGGCAAGACCAGTTTGATGCTACATTGTATCAATTTATAAGGGATAGCAATGAACTTGTAGCTGATACTTATGTTAATTTTAACCCTAAAGATTGGGGACAAATAAATCAATTTACAATTTAATGCCAGTATCAAGCAAAACTATAGTAATAGAGGACGTGTTAGAAAAAATTTTTTCTTACTTGCCAGAAATGTCTTTTAATGTAAATAGCGAAACTTACCCAGTAACATTTGGTTATGGGGATAAGTTAGAGTTAAATTCATTTTTAGCTAATAGAGATAAAAGCACAACATATCCTTTAATTTGGATGCTATATCCTTTAGACGAAGACCATCAAAAAACTATGTTAGTTGCTACTAATGTAACATTTGTTTTAGCAGTTACAACAAATCAAAGTATGGAAAACAAAGAGAGAATTAAACTCACTTATGGAAAAGTACTTATGCCTTTGTTGTATAATATTAGAACTGCTTTTAAACAGTCAAACGTTTTAACAATACAAAGCGAAAATGAAAGTTTTAAAAGTATTAAATATCCTAATTATAGCAATACTGAATCACGAGATGAATCTGGAACAATTGCGATATGGGATGCTTTAAGATTTAGTGTTGACTTAGAAATTATAGATACTTGTATTAAACCAATTAAATTTTTTTAAATTATGTCAGATAAAAATAAAGATGAGAAAAAGACAATTGTTAAAATTGCAAAAAAACCTAAAGTTAAAAGGTATAATGGAATTGTAATGATTGGCTTTAAGATTGAAAATGAAAAGTATGCTCGTGGAGATAATTACTCTACTACAAACGAAGGAATTTTCAAACAATTAATAAGATTACAGAAAATTAATAAAATAAAATAATAAAGTTATGAGCTTAACAATTAGCGAAATCGCTGACAAAGTTGCTTGTGGAGGAGACATCTCTGCAAACACCGGTAAACTTGGTTGTTTATCATTATTCGGTACACCCGACAATTTACTTCTTCTAAAAAGAGGATTTAAAATACCTGCAAATCAAGCATTTGATTTAACTTATTTAAAACCACTTATCATGAATGGAACAATTATTCCATTAATGGGTGCAAGTGCTTTTGAAGATTTATCAGCAGAAGATACTTATTCTACAAATTCAAGTGGAATAAAAAGATTAAACCTTAAAGGTTTACCAGAGTACAAATTTATGTATGAAGAAGGACATGAGTTTTATCGCCAAATAGATAAACTAGGAGGTTATAAAAACTTTGATGTTATTATAGGAGATAACGAAGGAAATTGGATGTTGGCAACAAATTCTGATGGAACTTATAGTGGTTTTGCAGCAGGACACACAACACCAGAACTTACAAAACGTAAAGTTGAAGGTGGAGATGCTGAAAGCAAATCTGTATTAATTCAATTCTTAGAAAGAAGTCAATTTGATAGAAACTATGCAATTTTACATCAAGAAGAATTAACTTTTGTTTCAATGGATGTGCCATTGGTTAATGGAGTTAATTTAGAATTTACAAGTGTTGTAACTGCAGGAACTACAATTAATGTAACTGCAAAATTAGCACAAGACCGTTCAACAGCAGTAGTAGGAATTACTGCTTTTACTGTTTACAATAATGATGTTGCAGAAGCAGCTACAGTTGTTGCAGGAGCAGTTGATGGAAATTATGTGTTAACTGTTGGTTCAATGGTTTCAGCAGATGTAATTAAAGTTCAATTTCAAACATTAGCTTCTGATGTAGTTGATAATAGTGGAGTTTTATTACGTTCAAATGTATTAACTGATAC